CGTAGGTGCTCATGAGGTCGCCTACGATGTCAGCAAGTGTCTGGTTGGTGTATGCCCGTTTGGCGATCTTGTTATTCAAAATGTAGCTGTAGTCCGACGCCTCCACAGCGTAGCTGAAAAGCTGCCCCTCCCCGGTCTCCTCGGGCATGATGCGGGAGATATATCCGCCGAACAGGAATCGGCTCCCGTCCTTGAAAACAATTTCCGAGCCTTCACGGGGCACCGTTTCCCCCGGCTTCACGATGATGTCCAGGTTCATCACGCTGGATTTGTTCTGGATGGTCTCGCGGATATGCGCCGACCCGGTACGATACTGGGGTAACAGGTTGGCTGCTGCAATCGTCAAAGTTTTCGCCATGGGTTAAATCGTTGCGAGCTTATGGCCCCGAGATACGTCGCGGAGCGCCTCCTCGATTTGGGTGCGCAGGTAGTCCACGTCCGCCCGGCTGCGTACCTGCGGGCTGTTGATGGTGACGCTATAGGAAGCGCCCTGGCCACCCTGCGACGCGGCACTACGAGCAGGGATGACGCGCTCCTGGCCATGGGCCATGATTGGCACGGCAGCTCCCGGTGCACCGGGGACAATCCCACCCTGCTCAAATTGCGGCAGGCTAGAAAACACATTGCCGAACGCGTTGGCGGCTTTGGAAACGGTGCTGGTGACAATCTTGATCGGCTTGGACACAAGCTCCACCATGCGGTTGTAGGCGTCGATGACCATCTGGACTTTGTCCATGACGAAGTCGGTTACGCTCTGGAAGGCCTCGCGGATCGTCGAGGTGATAGCGCCCCACACCGCACTGGCTTTTGCCCTGAGCATATCCCAGTTCTGGACTATCCAAACGATGCCAGCCACGACACCGCCAATGACTGCTCCAGTGATGATGAATGGCGCCAGGGTGATGGCAAGCGCGGCAAACGCGGTCACTGCTGCCCAGATAGCGGGTATCAAGGCTCCAACTATCGCGCCTGCCACAATATAGATCGCCACCTGGTGCCGGTCGAAAAAATCGATCAAGGCGGATATCGCGTTGATCCATGCTGGAAGCACGTCTGTGATGATGAGCTGAGCAAGCTGAACGAACTTCTTGGCCCAATCTAAGAGCTTTGCACCCTCACCAGCCAGAAACAGGTTCCACGCGTCGCTGAGGTTGGACACCATGCCGCCCAGCGACTTGGCTTGCTTGGCCATGAGGTCATTGAACCGGCCACCCTGCCCGGTGAGGTTCTGCAATGCTTGCTGGACAATCGGAAAGCCCACCTCGCCGGCAAATACCATTTCCTGGATAGCGGACACGGGCTTGTGCATGATCTTGGCAAGCTCCTCCAGCATCGGCACGCCGGCTTCGGTGAACTGCCGCAATTCCATGCCGGTCAGCTTGGTGGCCGCCCGGACCTGGCCGAAGGCAAGAATGAGGTTCGGGAGTTTGTCCATGCCGACACCGGATGCGATGTCACCCAAGGCTTTAAGGTTGGGAATTACCTCCTCCTGGGCGAAGCCGTAGGCCAAGAGCTGCTTGGCAGCCGTGTTGAGATTTTTGAGTTCAAAGGGGGTGGTCTTCGCGAACGAGACAAGCTGCTTGATGAAGGCGTCTGCCTTGCTGGCGGAGCCGAGCATGGTCTCGAAGGCGATCTTGGTTTGCTCCATATCTCCCGCGGCTTTGAGCGCGGCATAACCAAGTCCGCCAATGGCAACGGCCCCGGCCGTCAGGCCAAGGGCGAATGTTCGGGACGCATCTGCGGCGTTCTCCAACCGGCTGCTGAGCTTCCCGGCGTTTTCCTGCACCTTGCTGAAAACGGCGCTCGCTTCGTCGCGGGCTTTGATAACGATGCTGAGTGATTGATCTCCTCCGAGTGCCATATATTAGGGTTTTGGTTGGGACTCCTTCGCGTCTATTTCCAGCTTGCCAAACAGCAGATCGAGAAACCATTGTGGCTGCGAGAGGTAGGTCTGATAGTCCCACCCCATCTTCTCACATAAAACCGCGATCCACATAGGGCCGCGGACAAAGCCGGATATGTAGCTCGTGAGCGCCGCCGCTATTTTTTTTTGCTGTCCGTGAGTGCCTCAACCGCTTCCTTCACCTCGGCGTAGTCCGCAAGGGGGAAGTCCAGGATCGTCGCTACGACGTCTTCCGTATTGCCATCCACGGACAGGACAAGGAGCTTCAACGCCAGGTGGTTCGCTTCGAGCGCGGATGCGACCGTCACAGACGACATGTCGGTTGTCGCGGAGGGCATGGCTTTCATGAGCTGCTCGAACTCGCCACCCGTGATGTAGTCATACATGACGATCGCGTGCCCATTGGATGTAGTGAATTCCTTTTTGCTTCGTTCAGTCATAATGATTATGCGTAGGTTGCGGTCGTGTTCACACCAATGACGGAAATAAGGCCGTCGGTAGGGTCGTGTTCCACGCTAAATTCCTGCTTGAGGATGACCAGACCATCGAGGTTGTATTCCTTGGGCGGCGCGGTGAGGATGAGCTTCCCGAGCTTGATAGTGAGGCTCTGCGTCGAGCTGGAACCAATAAGTGCTCCGGTGAAGGTGATGATGAGCGCGTTCTTGGTGTTGGCCTTATATTTGTCCAATTCAGTCGTACCGCTAAAGTGCAAGGTGTAGGAGCCGGTTATCTGGAGGCGGCCGCCAACGAACCCGCCCGCAACCGGCGTGACGGCCCCGGAGAGAAACGCTTCATCCACAAGGACGTTGTTGTTTATATTGAGAGATAGAGCTTTGAGCGGCGTGGCGGAATTGCCAGCAGCATTTGAGAATGAGGTGCCGAACTTCGCGGTGTAATCGGAATATGCAAACTCGGTCTGCTGGGCAAAGGACTCGGACAAAGAGGATGTGTCCGGGTACGCCCCTAGCAGCCCGGCGGTCAGCTTGGCGTAGTCGTCGCTCACCTCCAGGTTGAGGGTGTCGACAACGACGTTGGCAAATCGCTCAGTGACCTCAGATCCTTGCTCTATGATGACGGTGCCCGTTTTCATCGACGCGTTCGCTTCCTGGACGCTTATCGTATGGGTGTAGGCGCTGTCTGAAATGCTTGAGGACGATAGGCTCCCGAGTGCCAGGTAGAAAAGTGGCACTGAGTTGACGTTGTTCGGGATGACGGCAAGGGAGCCTTTGGAGTACTGGCGTCGAACACGGCTGTCGGAACTCTCGGCGCGAATGCCGCGTGCCGATTTCAGCATGGTCTTTTCCGAGACCGCTTGCATTGAAAGTTCTGCCCATTTGGGGAATACAGTTGCAGCAACCGCAGTGCCCGGTGTTGCCTCAATCCCGATTCCGACGTTTACTTGTGTGCCTCCTATCTTCGCCATTTTGGTTTAGATTAAAATTGATAACTATTCCCGCGCTTGATGATTCTTCCTCGGCTTCACCTCCACAATATCGGGGTGTGCCAGTATCTGCTTCTGTGCTTCGGCATCCTCTGGAAGCTCGCGCTCTTGACCAGCATTGATGCCCCATTGAAGTTTGGGGAAGTCTACGGACACTTTGCTAGTGACAATCATACTGGTATTCTATCACCTATTCTGGGTAAAGTGCGCGACGAATTGAACCTGTGCTTCTATGGACCACTCCTCCTGTGCACGGTCTCGAAGGGTCTGGCCGTAGTCGACACGGGTGATGGTGCCCAGGTCGGTGCGCAGGCCATAGGTGGCATCAACCACGGGATTTGAACGCAAAATGGCGAGGATAGAGCTGCTTTTCAGGGTGTAGTCTGCGTTCCGACCTTCGACGATGTCATAGAGCTTGCCGATCCCCGCCACCGCACTGGCGGCGGAACTCTCTGTGGATAACTCCTTCCGAAGGTCAGTGATGACGGTCAGAGTGATGCCGATGCTGTGTACGTCCTCGGCGTTCGTGTGGGGGGCGGCGAGCGTCTCCCGCTTGGAAATGATGCAGCAGGGAAGGTGAGAGGCTGGGATACGGATTGGCTCACCCTGATAAAAGACGGCAAACACTCCGGTGTTGGCTTTGATTAGGTCGATGTACTTTTGGATCACCGGATCGGCGTAAGTTGGCATACTATTTTGTGAGTGATTGGCGAATAAATTCCTGAAAGTTTCGAACTATCTCGGCCTTACTATTCTGGGTCAATTTCATCATAACGCGACGCGGCAGCTTCGATCGCGGCTGGTTGGATTGGTGGTAGGGGAAATACGGCGCGGTGTTGCGCACCACGGCCTGGTTGGACGACACAATGCTCTGGAAGGAGCGCTGCATCTGTCCAGTCCGGACAAGTGGGCCTCCCGTAAAGCCAAGGCGCGCTTTTTGCGAGACGGTGTACGGCGACAACCGCTTCCACCGCTCCCCCAGCACCGCACCCTGCGTGGCAAATACCTCCTTCGAGAATTGCCGCACAAGCATGTTCGCCGATTGGCGGAAAGGCTCGCTGTAGTCCTTGAGGTCGGACCGGATGCCTATGAGCACGCGGGACAATTCCGTCTGGCCTTCTATCGTCCAGGAGATTTGGAAAGCCATACATGATTAAAATCGGTCGCCCATGCTGAACTGCGCCGCGTCGGTGTCCTCGTCGTTGGGATAGCCATCCAGGACTCCGGTGGTGGTCTGGCGTGCCAGCTCTGTGCCATCGGCCCCGATCAACACCTGGGTGCCATTTCGAATGGCCTTGAGCAGCGCTCTGGCCTCACCCAACCATTTTACCCCTTCGCCAGCCTTGCCGAATTCCTCGTAGTCGATGTAGCCCGCAGCAAGCAGCTCACATATCTGGGATATGAGCGCGGGCACCTCCGCCAGCGGCAGCGTGTATTTGGCAAATATGGCGCTGTTGATCTCGTTCTCGGCCTGCTTGCGCTTCATCTCCAGGCGCACGTCGCTGTAAAGGGGGTTCCCGGCTAGCCCGGCATGTTTGCGGATGGCCCATAGTGAGGCGTATCGCTTACTCTCGTCGCCGTCCGTCGCGGACGCGTCGTCGATGTCCGTCTCCTCGGCTGTGGTCGAGTTGTAGTAGGTGGCTTTGAAATAGAGGTAGGTCGAACCGGTGTACTCCAGCAGGGTGCCTTGCGGGTCGTCCACCTGAATGTCCTTTGGCGAGCCTTCGCTGGTCAGCTCCACATAGGAGCCGGTCGCCGTGGCGCATCCATAGAATTTGCGCTTGTTATAGCGGTATCGGGTGACCGGCTCGCCGGCCTGGTGGTTGAACTTCAGCGTCGAGACCCGGACAGACGTGCCCGGCGTGACCGCCTGGTTGATCTGCTCCAACTCGGCCAGCTCACTGCCCTCGTGACCAATCACGACAAAATCGGTGTCTGAAAGTCCGTCATTGTTGCTCAAGGTGAGCGTGACGTTCGACCCAGCAGCGGCGTCCGCCGTCAACGTGGTGCGCTCCAGCTTTATAAAATCCTCGGTGACAGCTTGGAGAGTTCTCATACGACGATTGTATCACGCGCTCTCGATGTCAGTGTGATAGGCGCATTAGTAGCTGTTGAAAGCAGTGGCATTGAACGCCCGAGGCCCGAGGTCGTCAAAACGATCGAACTCTGGCCACTCATTTTGCGAATGGTAACAGGGATGCCGCCATAGGCCGCCGACCCATACGTGCCGCTGTAAATCATGCCCCTATCGTATCATAGGACTATCCGACACCGCCGCCTTCTTCGGCTGGTTCTGGTTCCTTGATACGCAACTGCGTCTCAAGTTCCGAGATGCGTGTGGTTGCGTTCTCCAACTCCAGATCTTTGGCCGCAATAATACCTGCATGTTCCTCCGCTTTGGAGTTGAGTATTTCAGTTAGACTATGCACCTCGCCCTCTAGCTCTGCTATACGCGGCGCAAGGACTAGTTTCGCCGCCTCGATGTCACTCTGGTATCCCTGCTCGTGCAGGTCGGCGGCTAATTCAAAGAAGTCGGCTCGGGTACGGTTTTCCACTGCGAGGCTGCGAAGTTGTAATGCGATGTTGTTTTCTGGCATACTATTTTCTTAAATTTTTAATCTGCACCTGCTGGTAAACAATCCCAAACAACAGGAGCATTATCGCTACCCATTGCCAATTCTCCTCCGCAGTGCGTGTCGTTTTGACCGCACCGACCTTGAGGTTCTCGATCTGGCGTTGCTGCTCCTGGATTGCCTTGGTAAGTAGGGCGGTGAATTGCTCATATCGGAAGCTCTGCACGTGGCCTTCGGAATTTCGAGTGATCAGCCGAGGGTCTACGGCCTGTGCCTCCTCCGCAATAAAGCCAAGCTGCTGGTCAGCGTTGTTCGGATCGCCCATTGTGTCCTTGAGGAAGTAGGATACTGGCCGGAGTTTCATAACCTCGGCCAGACCTACGTCGAGGTCACCGACGCGCTCTTTGAACCGGCTGGAAGACACAAGACAGGTAGTGCTGGTGCGGATAAATTGTCCGTTTGCGTCGTAACACCAGTATCCAGTCTGTGCTGAACCTGATGATGACGTGTTCGGAGCGTATATAGTGCCGTCATTTTTAACACTCAAATGCGTGGTGGTAGCAAATGCCGACGTGGAGCTTGCAATTGCAAACAGGGTGGTAGCTGTCTCACCCCCAACTGCATGTAGAGAGAGTTTTGCAAAGGGTGTCGTAGTCCCAATCCCCACATTCCCATTGGAGTTCCAGATGCCACTTCCCGGGAAGTACGCGTTGCCCGAGACCGTGAGTACTGTTGAAGATGCGTATGGGAAGATAGATGCCGTCGTTGAGGTAGTGGTAAAGTACGAGCCGATGATTTTATTGCCCAAGATGTCCCCTGCTACAGAGAGTTTTTGGCCTGGAGTAGTGGTGCCGATGCCGACGTTGCCCGCATCAGTTATTTTCATACGTTGAGTTGGGCTTACAGCCGTCCCGATGGCCGTTGTTGAAAATATGATTTCAGCCCCTTGCGCTGCGTCAGTCCAATTTTCAGCCGCAGGCATGGTTATGCTGGCTCGTGCGTTAATCGTGTAAGCGGTAGCTCCATACCCAAAGCCAGCTATTGTACCTATTGACTCGGCAGCCAACACAGCGCTAGGAGAAGCGGCAGTCCCATTTGCACGTCGAAAGATGTAGTTTGGCGTTCCTCCGTAAGCGTCATGTACCACTCGTGCTGCTATCCCGTCTGCCTGTCCGTAGTGGATGAAAGTTGAAGCTGGTGGTGGCTGCAAAGCTGTTGCGTTGGCGTTTACTATAAATTTCGACGTATCTCCATTCTTTATGCCTATAGTTGTGGTATCTAGGATATTGACCATACCTGCAAAATACGCATTTTCTGTCGTCGTCGCACCTCCGCTTATCGTAAGGCCAGTGGTTTGTGTGCCACCGCCGATGGTGGTGGAGGCTACAATGACGTTGCTGGGAGCGTATGTCCCGTTGGGCTGTCCTACCAAAACTTGACCGGCTGTCGGGATAGCGGACGACCCTGTGCAGCCGCTGAAGACCTGGCAAACAGTGGTGGCTGCTTGTACCAGGGTTTGGGACGAGGCACCGACGAGTATGAAAAGTGCCGCAAGTGCGATGGACGATAGGACGATGTGTGTTTTTTTCATAAATTATTTGCGGTAGTCAGCGATCAGAGATCCTTCTGAGTAGCTGTTGACGGTCGTAATACTTCCGCCGGTTATCGAATAATCGTTTCCAACACCCGGTGTAAGCCGTATACCTGCACCATGTAGTTTAACGGAACCAGAGATAGGAGTGTAGGCGAGCGTCCATGATGTGCCGCTTCCGGCCACAACCTCATTCTCAACTGGCGAGGAGACTGCTCCTATGTCCTCCATCATCTTCTTGGTAACGGCCAGGATCATTTTGTAGGTCTTGCCGGACGTGTTCTTCGTGGATGCCGAGGTTCCTTCCTGTGCTCGCGTCACCGTGAGGGCGTCAGCAGAGCGTGCCGTGCATCGTACGATTTCCACGTTCGGGTCATCGGCAGGGTCGCCATAGTCCGTGGCATTCCACCAAACAAGATTAAAACTCCCATCCGTTGAAGGCTGGGGGAGTTTCGCCCCCTCACCAGACGACAACACGACGGTGGTAGCCGCCGCGTTGTAGCCGGTAGAGACGATGACTTTGGCAAAATTTCGAGTTGGATCGAGTGCCATACGTTGAGTGTACTACGGTCGCTCCTTGATTGGGATCAGTTGCGCCCAGATTGCTCCGTTGCCACCGGATAGGCCAAACCAAACACGGGTGTAGCGGAAGGGGGTCGGGATAAGGACGGCTGCCGTTGAGGTTGCGCTGTTTGCGTTGGTTAGTCCGGTTCCGCCCATGGTCGAGGAAGCGAACGTCCAAGACATCGAGAACGGGTTACCTAGCTTGAACACCGGCGCGGTTGTGGTGGCCGGTTGGTTGGGGTCGATGGCAAAATTTCTGTACCAGTCAATGCCGTTGTTGGAATACTCCACATTGGCACTCAGCACGGTCGCGGTCGATGATGCGGCAAGTTGGATAAGCAGCCCCGCGAAATCGGCCTTGAACGTCGCTCCACCGTTGAGGGTCTGGGTGTAGGCGTCATAGACAGGCAAGGTGGAGGTGCTGAGGCCAGCCGTCAGATAAGCCGGTGATGTGGTTGCCGCGCTCGTAGACGTGCTGATGGCGAAGGTGGACGGGTTAGCGTGGACGGGCTCCGCCCACCCCAGCCCGAATAGGGCCACCAGGCCCAGGACGCTGGCGATAGCTTTGTAGCGTTTAATCATAGGTTTAGAGGTTAGCTGATGGATCTACCTCGGGATTTGTCTCAGGGGTAGTCGCTGGTGCTGGCTGCTGGCCGTCAGGCCCGGGCTGCGCATTCCGGTGATCTTGAACGGTCATTCCGTTCGATCATGAACACCGATACCGGTGATCATGAACACCCGCTCACGCCGGCCATAACGGTCGCCTGTGA